AAGTGCTCATATGTCCACGGGTCATCAACTGGTGCAGGCTGCTGAGTTTCGTGCATCGTTGTTGGAGCTGGCGGCTGGTAATCAATTGGTTTACCCCCGGCATCAACGGTGGGGTTAACAGGAACTGGAGAGCCCGCACCTTCTGGAAGCGGTTGCGGGTTTTGTGGCCCGACACCTCCTATCGGCTGGTTTGGATCTATTGGGTCTGGCGCACCAGGAACAGAATCAAATCCTCCACCAGTTCCACTTGTTGGCGTAGGGGCTACACCCCCGCTGTAAACAGTTGTCGCAACAGGGTTTTGAGGGTTTGATTCACCCATGTCGGCATTCGGCCTGTAGTCAGAAGCTTCTGCAAGAAGACTGTGTTCGCCTTCTTGAGGGTCATACTTTCTTTTCTTGTGTGCCCCGGACACGCCAGCAGTCGGATCGCCAACTTCCGGGTAATACTTGTATCCAGCCATCATGAAGCTCCTATCGTGTTGGTACTCTGAGCTGTTCTGAAGATGCCCTTCTTCGTTCCAACCTCAATCGTAATCTGGTCAATCGCAAACCCGTCACCCACAGAGGCGCTATTGTCTGCATCGTAAATCTCGAATTTCACAGCCTGGCACTTCTGCTTAGAGAGGTGGGCCCTGAACTGAAGGACAGCATCAGTCGCAGAACTGGTCGTAAATGTGTAGGTGTCCACCGAGGCACTATCATCATAGTCGTAATAGACTTTAACGGTCAGGGTGTGCTTGTCTCGGCTCTCCCCCAGAAGGGCAAATCGATATGCTCTGCCAAAGCCCTGGATCTGATTGAATGATATCCAGCCAGTTCTCATCTTAAGAACAATGTAATTGGTACCAACCTTATAGCTCGTGTCTTCTTTTAGGATCTTATCGGCACTGGTTACGATGTGAATGACATCATCAAGGTTTTCCATGCCAACGATAGTCTCGCCACCACTGAGGCTGTAGGTGTAGTTAGACCAAGCATTGTATCGATAGCTATACGCAAGCACTTTATCGGAAAGGGCGAATCGGATTGTTTCAGTGCCCTGGTGGTGGCGAATGGCAATTACTCGAGATGAGCCAAGAATGTCTTCAACAGGGGCGCCGATGTACTCAATGCCTTGTTGGCCAATCCTGAAAATGCCCTTGATGTTTTGGAAGTAAACGCCAGAATCCGTATAGATTGCAGGGCTTCCCTTTAATGCTCCCACAGTAGCGCTAATCTGACGGGGCTTGTAGAACTCACCAACACCTGTCTTACTGGGACCTTCACCACTAATTGACCAAGTTGAGTTTTCTCTGAAGATATAGAGATCTTCCCCAGAACTGCACAATGCGGTGGGCTTGTCGTGGTCCATCCCGCCCATCAGAAGCTGGAACGAATCAGAAAGACCAATGCCGATACCGCTCTCGTGTTCCTTTGAAAACCAAATCTGATGGTCTTCGCCAATCATAAAAAGACGACTTCGATGGGACTCAACATACCATGCAGCTGGGGTCGGAACGTTCGCAAGCTCCCCACCTTCCGTGTACAGAAAGGCACCAGTAGCTGCGCTTGCATCGGAGACTTTGTCGGTATGGGATATTCTGGCAGAGACAACTACGCTTGAGTCTAGAGCAGCAACCCCAACAGTAGCCACTTTATTGTAAATGTTTCCGCCGTTCTGAGTCCTATAAATAACAAGGTTTAAAGTGCTGCCTTTCATTGTTACAGATATTTGATCAGCCGTAATATCCACACCAGTATTTGTGCTGGTAAGGGTTACCGTCTCAGGATCAGAAGGCTCAGAGCGATGAAGGTTTCCTGCCTGATCTTCCCACTCCCAAACAGCCTTGTACTTATATACCCCAGACGAAGTCAGGCTTCCGGCTGATGACTCTGCAATCGTAATACTTGGCTTGTAGAAAAACCCAAGCTCATGAACCTTGGTTCCTCCAGATGTAGCCTTAATGCAACCTGACGAAAAGAATACCTGCCCACCAAGTTGAGCTCTCGGGACCTCATAAGCTGGACGAGCTGTAGACATCTTTACAAGCTGCATCATGCTATTGATTGCAGTCGAAACATTTCCGGAGCCATCAACATATGTTTGAATATTTGTTGATTTTGGAAGAACGGAAAAATAACTCGTTCCGTCACTAACAACCCTGCAAGACGTTCCATTGATATGGGGGCGAAGCAATGACTGGCGAAGAGAAGATCCAATGATTGACGTATACAGGGAGGGACTGGTTGACGATGGATTATCTAAAGTCTTAATCCATGCAGAGACAGTATGAAGCGATGTAGCGTCTGCATCATCATTTCTTGTTTCATTCGATAAGAAAGCAATTATTCCGGCGCTGGTCTTTATTGGGCCTAAAGGGGTCCAGGCATTTAGCCTTATTGGTGTCTCGTCAGAATCGAGAGATCCGCTAGGTGTTAGCTGATACCTATTGTACATCGATGAATAGGTCGATGAGTCTGAGCCGGTCGTGCAATGATACTCGACCTTCGCTCCGTCTTCCGAATCGCACCAATGCCCCGATACAATAAGGGCGCTTCCAGCACTGTCTGAAGTATCTACCTTATCGCTTTGATCCGATTCCACATGTTGTCGAAGATGCTTTGTTGTTCCGACATTGAATCCGAAATAGACACGAGCAGTTCCACCTGCACTTGAGCGATAAGTGGTTATATGGCTAATCGCTCCACCAATATTACCCGAATCATAGGCACCACTAAAAGACCCATTGTCATCCAGCTTATAGCTGACCTTATGAACTCCACCTGTAAACTCGGCAAAAACAATATGCACCTTTTGATAGTTGTTGGTGCCAGGGGTATATTCAAAAACGTCAAACGATGTTTCCGCTACCGTTTGTCGGTAGGTTGATGAATCCACAACTTCGCTAAACGAGGCAAGGTCTACACCTGATGCTGATAGCTTAGCCTTTCTTAAAGATATCGCTCCGCCAGTATTGCTTTCAAAGTAAATGGCAAAGCCATCATCAGCGGCATCATCCGTGCCGTGAGCAACAACTTTAATGGCTCCAACGAAAGTGGGCTGATTTCCATCACCAATCGGCTGGCTTGGTAAAACCACTACCCCCGTCTTCGCGTCAATGATTGAGACGTTCGGAGCATAATTAATAGCCGAAGTGGAGTCATTGTAAGTCGCCTGGATATAGGCAACAGCAACATAGTCCCCACTATGACTAACAGCGACTGATGGCTGAAGCTGGTGATGACCAGAAGAGGTTCCGGCGGGAAAAAGCTCCGACTCAAAAAATGCATTAAGCCCCATGCTAATATGGTTTGCAGTTCCATCTGTCCCCAAAAGATTGAACAGAGTTTCATCGCCTTCGATTATTAGGTTGTCCTTGTAGGAGTATGTGCCAACCGGGTTGTTGCCAGTGCCACCTGTCCAGTCGGATGTCGAACAACCCTTACGCTTTTCAATTCTGCCGGTCTTTTCAAAGACAGCGTTCTCAAGGACCTCGAGCTGCCCCGGCTCCATGATGATGTCTGAGGTCTTGGTATCCGCACCAGATGAAAAGGGAATGCTAACTAGTTTTTTATCGAGAGCCATTAGAACACCCACAGATCTACGGTAACTGTACCGCCAGCAGTGAGGTAAAGGAACTTGTCTGGATTATCATTTGAGGACTGAACATCATAGACGTGCTGAGCCGCGTTTTTACCAACAACAATCCAGCCCTTAATCTTTCGACCAAGGCCATGAGAGATAATTGATGTTGTTCCAGATGCCAGTACCTGGTCAGTAATGAGAAGACCGTCAATGATTGAGGAATCCATGACAGGCATAAGCGTGTCTTGGAGTCTTGACTGGACCCGGTTCAGGTCAGGGTCAGGTACTTGGATTCGCTCGAATCTTCGAAGAGTCATTAGAATGTCCAGCGGTAGTATGGCATGACGCCGGTACTTTCATCCGTAATTCCTACAGGCTCAGAGGCATCTCTGTCGCGAGATGCATCCTCTATTCGAAGAGTGATTCTATCAAGATCTTGCTGAAGAGGAGTAATGCTTGTCTCCTCCTTTTGTCGCATCTTAATAGCAGCTACCAGAATCGCGTATTCTTCCCAGTTGAGCATAACCATATCATCCACGGTTGAAGTGTCACTATCCAACTCCGCAAACTTCGGGACATACCAAACCTTGATCGTGTCCGTTGAAGTTGGCTTTGGAGTGAAAACGATAGAGGATGCTCTTAGGCTATACTCATAATCGGCATAACCATTACTGTTGTGAATTGCTACATCAGCCTGATACCTGTTTCTGTCTTGGAATGAGAATCGCCTAACACGAACGACATCATTCCCATGAAGCGCATCGACGCCAAGCAACTTGTAGAAGTTGTTTAGCCCGATATCCGCAAATCGATAGGTGTCCTGGTCAGCCACCAGAGAGAAGGACACTTGGTTGACGTACTGATCCTCATACTTGAGAACCAGCAAGTCATGGAGCTCACCCAAACCAACGTTAATATAATCGTTGATCTCAGCGTCGGTGAAGAAGTTATTCCCCACCGCGTCCACACGTTGCCTGGCCCGTGCCCTTAACTCTGATAGCGTCGACATCAGTA